CGTGGTCGTTCTATGTTTACAAACGCTCTTGAGCCAGCAGAGTGGTCTTTTTCCACTTACGCTCGTCCAACTCTTGAGAGCACCTCACACACAGCAGTAGAAGAAGTACTGTGGGCGCATTTCTTTGGAGCAAATACGTGGAATGACACTACTGATGTTTGGACGCCTGCTGCAGTAAGCGCTACTCGTACAAGTAACATGGTTGTTACTTCTGCTCAATCTGATCTTGCAGAACTCGGAACATTTGATCTTTATTTTGTACTTGGCGGATGTGCTCCAGGCGCAACTCCTGCAACTTATGGTTCTGCTAATGGACAAACTATCTACAAGCTCACAGGCTGTGTAGTAAATACTGCAGGTATTGATTTTGATATTGACGGAATTACTACTATTAACTGGTCTGGTTTTGGATCAGAAATTGAGCAAATTGCTTCTCTTGATATGTCTGGCGCTACATCTCGTCTAGGCTATGCAGGAGGAAACAGCACTTCGAACTTCTTGCGTAATCGTATTACTTCACTTCGTCTTCGCCCAGATGCGGACGGTGATCAAACATTTGGCGAAGCTGGTGACTTGGATCAAGATGGGGATGCAACAACAGGTAGCGCAGGCGGTACTACTGGTGATGATTTCCAGACTGAGTATCACTTGACTCTTACTGGAGGCTCAATTAACTTCGAGAACAATATTACTTTCTTGACTCCAGAAGAGCTATGTAAGGTAAATACACCTATTGGTCATATTACCGGAACTCGTAATATTTCAGGAAGCTTTAACTGCTACTTGAATGATGACGATACTGGTGTTACTGGAGGCCGTAGTGCAGCGTTCTTTGAAGACTTAGTAAATAACAAGACTCTGACTCGAAATAAGTTTAATGTTCAGTTCACAATCGGCGGTGCGTCAGCTCCTAACCTTGTAGTTGAGTTCCCCGGTGCACACATTGATATTCCTACTCACCAAATCGAAGATGTTATTTCTTTGGAGACTGCATTCCACGCTCTCCCAAGCAACATTACTGAAGCAGACGAAGTAACTATTACTTACACTGGTGCTTAATATCTAACCTTTCTTGAAACCCGCTTCGGCGGGTTTTTTCTTTATGGTACGAAAAAAAGTTCTTGACTTTTTAGCTGCCTTCCAATATAATTACAAAATATAAATTATTACTTTAATCAAGGATACAAAATGAGCGATACCCCCGTTTCTTTAGCAACGCTGTTAACCCCAAGTAAGACAGTTAGTGTAGATTTTCCCGGATACTCCGGAATGTCAGTAAACCTTTGCTACTTAGGTCGAGAAGAACTGATTAAATTACGCAAGCGTTGTGTTACAACTAAATTCAATAAAAGAACACGTCAACCCGAAGAGGAGCTTGACGAAGATAAATTTATTGTAGAGTATTGTAAAGCAGTAATCCAAGGTTGGTCTGGGATTAAATTTCGTTACCTAGAAGAGCTTCTTTTGGTAGATGTTTCAAACCTAGATCCTGAGGATGAACTTCCTTACACTCAAGATAACGCTGAGCTTTTGATGAAAAACTCAAATGTTTTCGACACCTGGGTGACGGAGGCTGTAGGCGATCTTGAAAATTTTACTGGGAACAAGTAGAGCACATTGAATCTCTACTTAAAAGATACATACAAGAATCAGAGACTACCTTTGATGTAGAGAAGTACCTGCTTGTGTGTGAACAGTTAGGCCAAGAGCCTGACCCTGCCAAAATGCCGCTCGAAATCTCTGCTTTTCCTGCAGAGGTTCAAGTGGCATTTTTTATGCTCTCATTACTTCCAGATCGGTGGGAAGGTATGAGTGGTATGTATATGGGAAAAATTTGGGAAGGTATTGAGTTTTACTTTAAAAGCTACGGAATAGAAGACAAAAAAGTAATCATATATTTTATGAAAATGTATGAAAGAGCTTTGATAGAGTATAGAGCAGAAAAAGCAGAAAGCGAGCGCAAAGCACGAGAGCGTCAACAAAAAAGCGGTGGAAAAAATTACACCCATAACGTGAAAGGCTAATGGCAAAGAAAATTCAGATAGATATTGAAGTCAATGGCAAGATGCAGAAAGCAACTGTGTCTGCTAAAAAGTTGCGAGACGCCCTTGCCGCGGTAGACCAGCAGCAAGAAAAAGTAGGTAAGTCTGCAAGAGAGACTGACAGAAACATAAAAGGTACTGCAAACGCCTCTTCAAACGCTGCAAAAAACTTTTCAAAAATGTCTCAAGGTATGGGCGGTCTTGTTGGTGCTTACGCTTCATTAGCTGCTTCTTTATTTGCAGTATCTGCTGCTTTTCAATTCTTAAAACAAGCAGGAGAGTTAAAGTCTTTGCAAGACGGCCAACTAGCTTATACAGCAGCCACAGGCGTGGCCATGAGAACTCTTACCCAAGATATTATTGCTGCAACAGAGGCGCAAATTCAGTTTAGAGATGCAGCACAAGCAACAGCAATTGGAACCGCCGCGGGTTTAAATGCAGACCAGCTAAACAGATTAGCAGTAGCTGCAAAAGACGCTTCTCAAATACTTGGACGAGATGTTACTGATTCTTTTAACCGTCTTATTCGAGGCGCTACAAAAGCTGAGCCAGAACTACTGGACGAATTAGGCATTATACTAAGGCTAGAAAACGCTACAGAAAACTATAAAAGAGCTTTAAGTATTACTGGAAGAGAGTTAACAGCTTTTGAGCGTACTCAAGCAGTTACAAATGAAATCTTATCACAATCAGAGGACAAATATTCTCGAATTTTAGATATTGTTGGAAGAAGTCCAAATCAGTATGCACAGCTCGGAAAAGCTTTTGATGATATCATCATGAAAGTAAAAGAGGTTGTGGATCAAATAGTAGGACCTTTCGCAAAAGTACTGCAAGAAACTCCTCTTTTGGGAGTAGCTGCTTTAGGCTTATTGGTGTCCGGGCCTTTAGGTGCTCTGGGCATTAGTTTTACAGGAATTGCAGAGGCGGCAGAAGAAGCAGCAGTAAAACAGCGTGCTTTTTATGATGGAGTTACAAAAGAAATAAAAGAAGCGAAAAAAACAGCAAAAGACTACAAAAAAGATTTACAAGCACTGGGAAAGGTAGGAGTTGCAGACGGAGCAAAAGCAGGATTCTTAAACAAAATAGTATCAGGAGGAGATCTTAGTAAATCTGAACAAGTACGTTTTAGAACGGCTGTAGATGCTGCAAAAGATCATGTAAACAGTGCGGGAGTCGTGGTAAAAGGCGCGTTTACAGGAATGAAAATTCATATGGTTAATGAAATGGATGAAGCATTCCGAAATATGAATAATGAAATGGACAAAACGCTGACCAAAACTCAACAGTTTGGACTAAAGACAAAACAAGTTTTTTCAGGAATTAAAGCTAGTGCAGCAACTGTTGGAGCTTCCCTAGCGGCTACGGGAGCGCGATTAATAAACATTATAGGATATGTTGGTATGGCATATTCTATTTATCAAGTTGGGAAAGACTTTCTTGGGTCCGGAAAAGAAACTGATGCCGAAAAACAACAGAAACAACTAGAAGAAACTACGAAAAGACTAGCATCTCTGAATAAAGAATATGAAAAATTTGTAGAAATTCAAAAAGAGCTTATAACAGATGATAGGGGTCAGTATACAGGAACTAATTTATTTGCAAGAAATATGTCTGGGTTTTTAGGCTCACAAGGCGCTTCTCAATATATTGAGACTGCCAACTCTTTAAAAGAGTTACAAAGTCAAGCAATAAAAACAGAAAGAACTTTTACAGATAAATTAGCTGTAGGAGCGCTGACAGCAGGCGCAGCAATAGTTGCGTTAATTGCAACTGTTGCATCAGGAGGCACTGCTTTAGCAGCAGGAGGTTATGCACTTACAGCAGGCGCACTCGGAGGAGGAGCACTTCTTGGGGCACAAGAGTTTGGACTCGGCAACTATAAAAGCATATCAGAAGGTAAACAGACTGAACAAACTATAGGTATTCAAAAAGAAAATCTCGCCAACCTAAGAAAAAATCTTCAGGCTGTAGAACGCGTTTCTGAAACTACTTACTTTCAGTTTCAAAATCTAGATAAGAAAGCCGAAGAACTTTTTAACGATCCTGAAAATTACAGACTTCAACAGGCATTTACTATGGCTTATGACGCTGCTAAACGCTTTACAGGTGAGCTAAACGCCACAGCGCAACGTGCTCAAACAATCAAAGACTTGGTGGCTGATATTGCTATGGGGTATGGAAAAATTTCTCCAGAGGCGCAAGCAGCAAATACAATTGATACTCAAATTAACCAGTTATTGAGAGAAAGAAGCTCTTTAATAGCAGGAACTTCAGACGAGCGTAGAAAACAAATAAATAAGGAAATAGCAGGATTACGCAAACAAGGAACTCTTCTTAGAAATATTGCTGAAAGACAGTATTTACAAGAAATAGATTCCCTACAGACTCAACAAGATAAAGAGCAAGCTGTTCGCGGAGAACTAGAAGGCACTCGTTTACTAAGAGAAGCTAGAAATCAGTTAAAAGATATAGATAAAGCAAGACGGGACATATTAAGAGACCAAGCCACTGTAACTGATAGCGCTAGAATGGTTATGGGTCAGTCAGGCTTTGAAGGATCTTTGGAAGACTTTTTAAAGACTCAAGCAGGAGATAGTTTTGAGAAAAGATTCGCTGTTATAAAGCTAAAACTTGCTCTTAATACAGAAAGTAGAGACTTAGTTACTCAACAAATAGAAGATACAGTTATGCTTCCTCAATTAGAGGCTCAAAAAAGTATTATAGAGTACAGAATGAGAGAGCATCAGCTTACAAAGCAAATGCTCGGCTTTAGACAAAAAGAAATGCAAGAAACTAAAGCTATACTTGCATTTGAAAAACAAGCTCATGAAATCGAAATAGAAACAGCGATGAGAGCAGAGCGGCTTAGAAATCCATTTTATTATTTAAATGATGCTAAAAAACGAGCGCAGTTAGAATTGGACGCTGCAGAAGCTCAAAAAGATACTACAATTGCAGCAATAGAGCAGGAAAGAGACCTTAAAAAAGAAATAATAGCTTTAGAAGGAGAAATGCTAAAAGAAAGACGCGCACTAGCACTTTTAGAGTTAAAAATTGCACAAACTAAAGTTGACCCAGACAGTGATCTCTATGGTGAGCTTGGTAATAAAATTTTAGAGATGGAAGAGGATACTCCGGATATTAATAGAAAAATAGATCAAAGTACTCAAGCGTCTCAAAATGCCGAAGATACAAACGCAGAAACACGTAAAAAAGCCGTAGAAGAAGAAATTGCAGCAAAAAAATATGCACTTGAGCTTACGAACGAGCTGCGTATAGCAAATGAAGAAGCCGCTCAATCTCTTGAGTCGAATATGACAAGTGCTCTTGCCGGTTTTATCGACGGAAGTAGTAGTGCAAAAGAGGCGTTTAGATCTTTAGCAGACTCAATAATTCAAGATGTTTCAAGAATTATTGCAAAGCTTTTAGTTCAGCAAGCAATTATGGCAAGCATGAGAATGCTTTCAGGACTATTTGGAGGACCTGCAGGCGCCTTAACTTCAGCAACTACAGCAGTCGGACCCACTCTTGCGGGAGGAGGAGGTAGCGCTGCAATTGATGATATGATTAATTCTGTAGCAGGAAGTGGAAGATATGGAGGCGTATTAAAAGGGTATTCCGCTGGCGGTATTGCTAGGGGCTCCGATGCAGGGCATCTGGCAATGCTTCATGGAACAGAGGCTGTAGTACCCCTTCCAAACGGTAGATCTATACCAGTAGAAATGCAAGGAGGACAAGCACAGCAAAATAATGTTAGTGTTAATGTAAGTATTAACAATGACGGTAGCTCTGATGTAACTAGCGAAGGCGACGCAAAAGGCATGGGCAAAGCTATTGCAGCCGCAGTTCAAAGAGAATTGTTACAGCAAAAACGTCCGGGCGGTATGCTTAGTCCATATGGAGGAACACGATAATGTCTTCTCAGTTTCAATTTGTAATACCCGCAGACGGAATTGCTACAGGAGATCCGGCAGCAAATGTCACTGTTGTAGCGGATCGAGGAATGAATCGTCAAGCAACTCCACGAGTTTTAGTAGCTCGGTTTGGAGATGGATACGAGCAGCGAGTTGCTGATGGCGTTAATCCTAACGATCAACAAATAACTTTAAACTTTGCAAATAGAGAAGCTGCAAAAATTTATGAAATTGCGGCTTACTTCGATGCAATAGTAGGAAAAAGTTTTACACTAACAATCGCAGACCATAGTGGAAATACTGACATAAAAGTAGTTGTTGAAAATTACAATATTACATATGTTTCAGAAAATTTTCACACCTTAGGAGCACAACTTAGAAGAGTGTATGAGCCATGAGCACAAAACGTATAACAGTAGGTCTAGAGGACTCATCTGGAAATAATCTCACTAATAGAGACTCTTTGGAAGTAACTTTTTCTAGTACTGCGTACCCTCTTACGTCTTCGAATGCTACTAATTGTTCCGTATCTCCTACTTCAATTAGTGCAAGCACTAATGTTTTTACTGCTACTTTTCCAAACGACAACGAAGGGGCGTACTCTTTTACACTAACTAACTCTGCTCCTAACATACCGAATGCAGCTTTTTCAGAGTCCAGTGGAAATCCGAGCAGTTTAACTCAAACTGCAACTCAATTTAGAGCAAACACTAGCTGGACCGAGTATTTTTCTGGAGAAGACGCAGTATACGCAAATAGTTCTTCATTTACAATCGACGGACATGAGTTGCCTTACGGATCTAATAGCTACACTACATACATGACGTCAAGCTCAAAAACTTATGGCGTTGATAGTCTTGGACGATTTTATGCTACTTGTTCCGCAGTTTTTCCTAGTTTTGCAACAGGCCAGTCAAAAAGAGTAATAAACCTTGTTTTAGCAACAGATACATTTTCGGCTACTCAAGGAGACTATTTTGAATTTAATCACGCACAAGGAACGATTGCTGAAGGAAGAATATATACTTTAAATGTAACTACCGGAGAGTGGACTTTAGTAGCAAATGATGGTCAAACTCCGGGTTCATATCCAATACCTGCAACAGGCACTTACAGAGCTGTAATTCTTGCAGGATGCACAGGATTTGCGAGTCAAACCTCTTTTAGTAGTACTACTAGGTTTGGTGATATTATAGGGTACGATTCAAATAATAATCAGTATGCATCTTTATCTGTCTCAGGCACTGTAGGGCCTTCTCCTGCTGAGCTAATAGAAGCTTCTACAGTACAAGAAATAGGAGATAGTTTAGTTCATCTATTTGAGCTAACCTTGCCTGCTCCGTATAGTACAACTTTATACTTTCACAATGGCTTAAATGGAACTCAAAATATTTATTTTCCAAATAAATTAGGAACTGCTTTAAACGAGTATATAGCCTTTCCTATAGATATAGAAGGGCTGGAAACACGGTCAGGCGGAGGGTCTAATAAACCTACCCTTGCTATGGCAAATATTCCTGTTTTAGGAAGAACTCTTGTAAACGATGAAGACGGTATAAATGATGAAACTAATATAGAGCAAATACTGTTGGACGAAGGAATGGGGTCTTCAGAAGACTTTCTGTATTCAACAGTAGTGTATAGATCAACTCTATTAAAGTACACGAAAGAAGCTACAGACACTCCTATGCTCCCCATTGAGTACCCTTCCCACCTCTTTACTTTGGATAGAGTTTCTAATGAGATGGGACAAATTATTCAATTTGAACTAGCAACTCCTGCTGATTTGGATAGAATTACTCTTCCAGGACGAAGAGTAGTAGGAAAGTATTGTTCTTGGGAGTACCAAGGAGCTCTTTATAATCGAGGAGGCTGTACCGCTCCGAAAAACTCTTTTGGAATGTTCTTTGATGTGGATGATAAACTAATAACATCAAATATAACTGGTCCCAACGCTCCTAATACATGGACTACAACAGGTACTTATTCAGCAGGCGATAAAGTAAAAAGACAGTTAAATGGGCAGTGGAAAATATATGAAGCCCTGAGGTCTGTACCTGCGGATAAAGAGCCTCAAGATAATCCATACTATTGGACTCGTATAGATGTTTGTGGAAAACGATTAAAGTCTTGTAAGTTAAGATTTCATGGAATTCAAGCAGATATGTCAACGGATGAGTCTAGTTTAATAGGCACAGAGCCGGATGAAAGTTATTTAGAAACTTCAAAGTCTTTGCCATTTGGAGGTTTCCCAGGAATGAAGAAGAACAAATGATAGATGAAATCTATAACCACTTTGAAAAAGAGTACCCAAAAGAAGGGTGTGGAGTAATTACAGAGAAAGATGTTTTTATTCCTTGTAAAAATGTAGCAAATAATTTAGATGATTTTCAAATTTGCCCTGAAGAGTACTTAAACTTACTACTGAAACATAATATTAAAGCTATAGTACATAATCATATAGACGCATCCAACGAGCCTTCAGAACATGATTTAAATAACTGCAAGGCTCTAAATCTTCCTTACTATATATTTAGTTACCCAGAAATGGCTTTAAATATAATTAAGCCAGAGGACATTTAAAATGCTTAGAGATATATACTTAGAGGGCGAGCTAGGAGAAAAGTTCGGAAAAGTTAGACAAATAGAAGCTAGTTCTTTTGAAGAGGTTCTTCGGTGTTTATCGGCTAATTTTGAAGATTTTAAAACTTATCTCGCGGACTGTTATAAAAAAGAAATTTATTTTTATTGGAAAATAAACGAGCAAGTCATTACTAGCCCTGAGGAGCTATACCTAAAATACCCTGAAGGCGCTATGGTAATTACCCCTGTTCCTGCAGGGTCTTTAAAAAAGCTCGTAAAAGGAGCTTTAATGGTATTAGCAGGTGCCGCACTAATTATAACAGGAGGCGCTCTTGCAGCCGGCATACTCGCCTTTGGTCTTAGTGCAGGTACAGCTTTTGCAGTAGGAACTGCAATGGGATTGGCAGGACAGTACTTGTTTGGAATGGGAATGTTTGAAATTTTGAGTGAAGACCCTGCTTCAAATGACCAAGATACCAGTTATTTATTTCAGGGGGCTCAAATGAATATTTCAGAAGGAGATCCTATTCCTGTTTGCTATGGACACTTAAGAATTCCTGGAAGACAAATAAGTTTTGAGATAAGGAATGAAGATAGCGTAATTTCTAATACCGGGGGCATAATAACAAATACAACTCATCAAAGAAACAACAGAATAAGAAACAGTAGGCGAGGAGGCTAACATGGTACTTCCTTATAAATGGCTATATGAAGAAATTTATGCAAGCGGAAGCACGGAGCGGAATGCGGCTGCTCTCGAAGGCTCTACCGCGCAAAATATCTCCGCAGTAGATGTTTTGTGCGAAGGTCCGATATATGGTTTAGTTAATGGACAGGGGTCTTTATATCTCGATGGAAACCCTGCGCTAGATGCAGAATATTACGGGTTCTCTCCGCTAAAAAATGAAGCATTATCTGCGGGGGATGATGGATCTGGTACAATAACTTTTAACAACGGTACTTTAGGAACTGTTGATAGTAATACATTCCTTCCTGCAAATTTATCGAATTACTCCTCTACTCAAAGACGCTTATTTTTAAAAGATGATAGTAATCCTAAAACAGTAGAACTAAGTAACTATAGAAGTGAGACTTATAGTTATCAGTTTATTACTTTAACAGGTACGGGGTTTCAGCAGTCTCAAAACTCTCAATATGGAGGAAACAGAGCCTATCTATCTGTAGGATCTCAAGTAATTACCGGGTCTTTTATCTATATAAGCTCTACTTCCGCCACCTTTTTATGGGCTAAAAATGGACCTATACTAGATCCTGATGATATTCCTACGTCGGCTACACTTGTTTTTGGGTATACAGCTTTTGTCACAGCTATAAATCCTACTGCAGGAACTATTACTGCCTCTACTTCTTTTAATGGTACTTTTTCTTTTTCTCTAGGCTTACAACATAGTTATCTAATGCAGGAAGGACTTACTGGTTCTAATACTTTTGACCCTGATTCTCCTATAAGTAAAATTGATAATTTATATGTTCAAGAAAATGTAGGGTGGCTAGACCAAGAGCCTATAAAAGACGTTGGAGGGGTAGGAGGAGCAACCGTAATACAGGGAAATTTGTCAGGAGTTAATTTAGCTGCTTTAAAAATGATAAACCCAGCCAACGCTTCGGGTTTTGGTATAACTTTATACAACCCTGAAGGAATGCCAAATATTGAAGACAACGGACGCTATCCTGGCACTCCAGATTACAGTGACACTAGTACAGCTCCCACAATTTTAGATACTCAAGACTTTGGGCTAGATACAGCAGCAAAAATTGCTGAAGTAGATAAAGTTAGTTTTACTATTGGATATCCTCAAGGACTGTACATACTGAATACTAAAAATGGCGACTTAAATAGAGCTTACGCATTCTATGACGTTCAAATAGAGTTTCAAATTGACGGGTCCTCAACTTGGACTGCAAACCAACAAGTTTTTGGAGGGCTATTAAAGCATAAAGGAAAGAAAAAATCTGCTTTATCTTTTCAACAAGTAGTAGAGCTCTCGCCTTATAAAGAGTTGGGGTACACAAACTTTAGAATTAAAATTTATAGAGTTACACGACATATTGGTCTTCCTGTATACGCTAACGGAGCTAAAGGTAGGCACGCAGATAAAAAGAAGTGGAATACTGTAGCTTCTTCTCAGATTACTACACTTCAGTCTTTTTTTGAGGATAATTTCTCCTATCCCTATAGTGCTATAGTTAGTTCCACTTTTTCTTCTAGAAGTTTTGACAGTCCTCCTAAAAGAAGCTATGAAGTAAAAGGTAAATTAGTAAAAGTTCCTAGTGCATATACTCCTAGAGAGTCTTCTCCTACAGGAAAAGCTGTTTACGGCAATTTTTGGGATGGAACTTTCAAAGACGAATTAGCTTATACGGATAATCCCGCATGGATATTTTATGATATTCTAACAAATAATAGATACGGGGCAGGAAAATGGATAAAAGAAAGCGATATAGATAAGTATGCTCTATATAGAGTTTCAAAGTTTTGTGACGAGTTAGTTGATACTAATAAACCTCATAAAGCTCCTTTAGCTATTAGAGGAGAGTATTATAAAATTATCAGTCTTGGTAATACAGACTTTAATACTGCGTGTCAAACTTCGGGGGTCACATATACTGAAAATAGTATTGTTCGAATAAAAACAACCCCTACAGGCACGGGAGTAGTTAGCAAAATGGAGCCTAGATTTAGGATGAATATTTTGCTTACAAGAGCCCTTCCTGTATATAAAGTTTTAAAAGATATGGCAAGCTCTTTTACTTCTATGCTGTACTGGCTTGATGGGAAGTTAACATTAGTTCAAGATGTGCCTTCCGAGCCTGTAGCTGTATTTTCAAAAGCAAATGTAGTAGACGGACGTTTTAACTATGAATCTACCTCTATTAAAACACGACCTAACCAAATAATTGTAAATTGGAACGATCCAACAATTAATTATGAGTTAACCCCTTTAATAGTTGAAGATAGTCAAGACATTGCAAAACAAAACAGAATACTTACAGAAGAGGTAGTTGCTTATGGATGTACTTCAGAAAGCCAAGCAATAAGATACGGAAAATGGAAACTTTGGACTGCACAAAACCAACGAGAGGTAGTACACTTTACCACCTCATTAGAAGGCAGTTACTTGCGCCCAGGAGATATTATATCCGTTCAAGACAGTGATAGGAGAGGAATTTCCCATAGTGGAAGAATTAGAAGTACAACTTCAACTAGTATTACAGCAGACAGGAACATTTCTTTTACTTCCGGAGCTTCTTACGAGCTTCATGTAGTTAGTTCAGAGCCTGCAGCAGTATACACAGGAGAAGCAAATATTACCATTAACAGTAATACGTATACCAGAGGGGATATACTACCTGAAGCTTTTGTTTATACAGATCCTAACAGTACAGGAATTAGGGACACTTTAACTTTAACAACTTTAGATACAGAATTTGTTGCTTCAAACGCTTTTGATTCAGCAGGCAACCCCCTCAGCGTAGAATGGAAGCCGTATATTTCTGCAAAAGGCTATCCTGTAAGTAATCCAGGTTCCTCTAGTAATACAATAACTTTATCTGGAGGCGCAACGTTTGATGTTGCTCCTGTTTCTGGTGCTGTATGGGGCTTAAAAGAGCTTGGTGAAGATGGAAGCTCAAAGTACTATAAAATTTTATCGGTTATTAAGGATGATAAAAACTTGTTTACTGTGTCTGCCGCAGAGCATTTTAATGAAAAATTTACTTCAATAGAAGAAAAATACGAAGTAGGCGTAACACCCGAAAACGAGGTAGCTCCTGAACAAGAGCCCGAAGTAATACCACCTCCAACAGATCTAGTAGTGAGCCCTGCAGGTCCCGATGCTTTTCCGGATAGCAAGCTTTTACTGACTTGGACTCCTCCGGAAGACTTTTCTTTTATAAATGGGTACGAGATAAGTACTAATGGTTTGGGGGATTCTAGTAAGTTTACTCAGACGGCTACAGACAAAACTTTTGAAGGTGTACTTCCAGGAACGTTTAGATTTTTTGTAAGAACACTTTCTTTAAAAGGTAATAGTTCGGAGTGGGTAAAAACAGATTATACGGCAGAAACTCCTAGTGTAGGTAGTGAGTCTGCTGAAAATGTACATGGCTTACCTAAAAGAGTCACCGCAACAGAACGAGGAATTATAGTTAGGGAGAGCACAGGAACGTCTTCTGAAAAGTACTCTAGAACTGCTTCTCCTCAGTTTTTTGTTGCAAAAAGCATATATAGTGATGGATATGTTTCTTTTGAATACAGATGGAATAACCAAACTATTACAACAACTACAGACTCCTCAGGAACAAATCGTAGAACAGATTCTGCAGGTAAAACTTTCTCTTATATACAAGGAGGACTAGAAGAAACTGTAGCAGGTAGTGGGGACGTATCCTCTATAGAGTACTATAAGATATCTTCTGATAATGTAGAAGGGGATATAGGAAATGAAGTGTTTAAGTTCGAAAAATACCCCGTACAGATTGCCTCTAGTAAAAACCCAGGAGAGTTTGTTTCGATCAACACAGAAACTCCTAATGGCAGTGTAGATCTATCTACAGTTGTAGATGATGATACAAGAGAACTTTATATAGTTTTTGATGAAGACGTGCCTAAAGTATTTTTAGGAGAGTGGGACACAGAGGCAAATGGAAATGGTCCGGCGTTTTGGAGAGATGCCAATCTTCCAATGTCAGACGCGTGGACGCCTCTTACTTTAACTTCTGCAAGTATAGCAAAAAATTCTACAGAATTAGTAGGTGTAGGCACTTCTTTTCTATCGGAAGTTACTATTGGAGACGTTTTAAGCCTGGCAAACTTAAGTACTCTAACCGAAACTTTGGGGGACTCTGCGCGAGTAACCTCTGTAACTTCAGATACTAGTTTAAGGATAGATAGAAATTTTGATACTGCAAAAAGTTTAACAAACCTATATAGAGCATCTTTCCGTCCTGTAAGTGATGAGGACGCAATTATTGCTGACATATCGAGGCCAACCTAATGAGTACAACAGCAAATATAAAAGCAGAAATATACATTGACACTACATCAACTGGAGATACCGCAAATCTTAACCCAGAAGATACAACCGATGTTGGACTGAATGAGGGTATATCAGTCAAACAAAATGGGGGCGGTATAACTTTCGAAGGGGCAGGAAACGTAAAAGGCGGAAAAACTGGGTACGATGCCGGTGTAGGATTTTGGCTGGGATTTGACGAAGCTGCTAGAAAATATCGAACAGCTATAGGAGACCCTTCCAATGAAAAAGTAACCTGGGACGGCACAGACTTAGTTATAGACATTGACGGTAGCAATCTTACTGTAAATGGGGGAACAACTGGACAAGGACTAAGTGTCGCTTCAGATGGT